CCAAGAATAGAAGGGTTTGACGCCATGAAGGCGGTGCAGGTGGGCTGGTCCGAGTTGCTTATTCAACTTGCTCTCGAACGTGCTGGCTGGGCGGGCAGAATTGCCGCATACGTTCTCCCGACGTTTCAATTGCGCGACCGCTTTGTTCAAAGGCGTGTTCATCCAGTGCTTGAAACGGTGCCCGAATACGTACGCCGGTTGCCGGGCGGTGACTTGGGCAGTGTTAGAATTAAGCGGTTTGGCAATGGCTCGATACTGTTTTTGGGAAGCAATACTGTAAATGACTTCATTGAGTTCTCGGCGGACATTGTAATTGTTGACGAGTATGACCGTTGCGTTCAATCAAACCTTGCCCTTGCCAGTGACCGTTTGCGCGCTTCGCCATATCCACAGCTATTCCGCATTGGAAACCCAACATTACCCAAAACTGGCGTAGCCGCCCTCTATTCGGCAAGTGATGGACGAAAATGGCATCATAAGTGTACGCATTGCAACGAAAAACAGCCCCTTGACTGGGTGACCAATATAGTGGACCGCGACACGGCGGGGCGCTGGGTTTTGCGGGATAAGGACCGGTCGGTAAGCGGAACCATTCGGCCAGTTTGTCGGCGTTGTGGAAAACCGTTTGACCGTGGCGTAGAGAAAGGAGAATGGGTTGCTGAACGACCGTTCAATCCCCGTCGCGGATATCACGTTAGCCGCCTTGATTTGCTTTCCCAAGATTTCCGCAAATTATGGCACGAGTGGCTGGCGGCCCAAAGCAGTTCAATCAAACTGGTAGCGTTCTACGCGTCTATACTGGGCCGCCCATACGAGGCAAAAGGGTCGTCTGTAGACAACGAAATGCTCGCTAACGCTGCCACGGAACCGCCCATGGAACTTGGCGGCGGAGAGAACTTTGGCGGCGGGTTGGTTGTAGCGGGTATCGACGTCGGTAAAGAGCTTCATGTGGACATAGCCATAGCGGACAAACCCGACGAAAGGCACATTAGAAGAGGTCGATGGACTGGTGTATGTAGAAGCTTTGAACAGCTTTATGACATTCTGTGCCGCTATCGCGTGAACGTAGCGGTGATAGATGCGCGTCCTGAAATCCGCAAAGCTCAAGAACTGCGAGACAAATGCCTTGAGACTGGCGTGTGTGATACCTGGCTGGCGCAGTTTCATCCAACCGACCGAGTGGGTCGTGAAGATTATGGAATGAAACTCGACCACGTAAGACGAGTCGTGACCATAGATCGGACGCAGTTGCTCGACGCTACGATGGACGACTTGAGATCCCGGCCCCCTCGACGCACCTATGGTGAAGATGTGTGGAGCGTTAAAGGCTGGGCAGACCAAATGATGGCGCCCAAACGAATGTTGAACGATCGTGGCGAACGATACGTTTGGCAAGAAGGCAATGCCGAAGACCATTACCGCTTCTCAGACGCATATCAACGAGTGGCGCTTGATCTACTAAAGCAAGGAGGCAGCTATCATGCCGGTTAGTCCAAACAGAAAGAAGTTCTCGTGCGAAACCATTATTGATCGTCGCGGCAACTCAGTAGAGGTAGTCGTAAGGCTTGCAAAAACCATGCGGCATTGCATTAAGTGTGGCATGAGTTGGCAAGGCTCGATCAATTGCCCGTCGAGAGGCTGTGACGGCAGGAGTGACAATGCCAAGTAAACCAGCGTTGCCAGCACTCCTGGCGGCTGTAGACGCCGCCGATGACCCAAGCCTTAATGCTTTGCTGGTTCGGTGCTCACCAACAGAACAGCGAGCATTTATGGAGGCTTTGCGTTCAGCCTATCAGGCAGGGGAAGAGGCCGCAGACCAACGCAGTGGTCGTTTGATGGCTCGAATATTTGGCAGCTTCGTAGGAGTCACGCCGGGCATTGACATGAACCATGACGGACACGGGGATAATCCAAGAGCCCGGCTGATGGGAATGGTGCGAATGTTATCTGGCGTAGCGCGTCGATGACTGAATAAAAAGGTTTGAAAGCACGTTTTTTGGATTGACGGTTAACCTTGGGGGTAGTATGGTAATACCAACAAGGGAGAAGCCAGATGTACCCAGATGCCAACAATAAATTTACTTATAAACAACTCGGAAACAAGTGGGACCGAGAGCATTATAGCCCGTCATATCAGGTGTTTTTGGGCGACACTGCGTTGGGCGTAATCAGTCGCACTGGCGGTCGGTGGGATAACGGTCCGCACACCTATTTCTTGCGCGACCACGATGACCAATTTGACAATGGAAAACGGTACCAGTCACGACGGGCGGCGGCGGAGGCACTGCGTCTTCTCAAACAAAACGAGAAAACAGCAAATCTTTTGTAGACAGGCAATAACCGATGGGGTAGTATAGTAATACCAACAAGGGAGAAATTATGTCATTACCAAACAGACCGCATCGTTACCTTGCCCCTCAAGGAAAAGACCATTCCGTAGAATGCGAAGTGTGCGGAGAAATATACGAGAACGAGAACAACGCTCGGCGCCATACCACGGTGACATGGATCAAAGACGCACAAGGACGAGACGAAGGAATCGACCATTGCAAAACATGCCTTCCCCAACCTGCCAACAAGGGAGAAGCCAATGTTCCGTGATTTGGCGTTCACCGCTATAGTTGAAAGGAAGTTCAACTGTCCTAACCTGGCAGCCCTGCATGGAACGTTGCGCGAGGCCGACCATGATTGGCGAGAAGCAAAAGCCATGCGCGTTGAATACGATAATCTTAGCAGGCTTTGCGAAATCTACATCAAGGCATCATACGCATATCAGAAGGCCCGATGGGGCAGGATTCAATTCAGAATGACTTCGGTTCAACTGATGCGGTAGATATAATGGGGCATGAAAAATCAACATCCTCCCACACGAACATGCCAAACACCGCTTTGCGATTCACTTGTTGTTGTTTTAGTTGGCGGGCGATGGCTTTGCGGAAAGTGCGCTTTGGCGCGGCAGCGTAAGAAATGCCCTGCATCCCTGTTTCGGTAGGCGCGGTCAGCAGTGTTACAATGACAATGAAGTGAGGGGGGATGGACGATGTCGGCTGCGCTAAACAGGTCTGTAGAAAAGGTAGTGCTCGCAATATTAACTGCTGCCGTCATAGGGTCCATGGCGCTTGTTGTTGAGGTCAAAAGCCGCTTGGCAGTTATTGAAAATCAAGTCGACCAAATGCAAGCAACAACGGAAGCCATTTTTGGCGAGATTCAACGCATTCATCCAAGGCAATGACATGGGAATCTTTGTTTTTTTGATCACACTTTGTTGGGCCGACGAGCCAACCAAGACCGAGCCCACAAAAATAGAGGAACCTGCCCCCGTGCCGCCCGTGGCGAACGTTGAACAGGTCGCTGCCTCCATGTCGGAAATCTTACAAATGCTGAAGGCTATCCCTTCACCTGAACCGGCTGTAGAGTCTGTAGAGGCTGTAGAGGCTGTAGAGGCTGTAGAGGCGAACCAATTACCAGCACCCAAAGACGAACCCGCTACCGACACAAAGTAGGCGTGAGTCTGCAGATATGTTCAATGGCGTCGCGGAGCGCTTCTTCAAGTTCAGCATAGCTGTCATCCGGCCCGCCCCATCGCGCGTCTCGCAAGGTTTGCTCTATGTCTTCTATGGACATTAGATTCCGGGGCGGGGCCGGGGGATGTGTTGCGAGATAGGCTTTGATGTCCTGAATGGTGCAGGTAAAGACTTTTCGTGGAAAGTCGTTTTTTTCTTTTTCAAGGAGCTTAGAGGGACTGTTGCGAATATCGCTCGTTAGTGTCATTTTCCATGAACGCAATTTCTCGTCATTTACCGCTTTGGACGCCTTGGTGAGGTTGTGTTCGATCCACTCAAGAGCAATGCAGGTGGCACAGATGGTGTGCCCGTCGTTGTTGGCGTGCATTAGGCAGGGGTCAAAACACTCACCGCAATAGAAACATTGATGGTCAACACTCACTTTTCACCTCCTGCGGGGGCCAGATCAGCAGGTGGCGAATAGTTTCCAGCGACACAAACAATAATTCCCTTCTCCGCAGGATGCTTGTCAATGTCATTGAACTCACTGTTGCCGCTTACAGCCAGCACAGCACCCTCTTGTGATAGGAGAAGGTAGGCTCCGCTGTCGTATTGTGCCAAACTCTCGCACCCTGAATGGTTCCCATCGCGGAACCCGTCGTTTAAAATCTGACGAAGGCGCTGTAGCTCTTCTATGGTTTTGTTGATTTGTTGAATATAGGCGTTCATGGCGCGCATCCCATGTTGATCGTTTCTCCTGACCGAAGACGGATGGTGATGTACCCGTTTCCAACCCGAACAACTCGTTTGCCATCGCCAAGGCGTTGTCCTTTATGCCATGAACTGCATGGCAGTTGGCCACGACGAGATAGCCGGTCGGCTTTCCAGTTAGGCAATGGGCGTGGCTGGATGTAGCATCCGCCGAACACAAGAAGTGAAATGATAATGATGTATGGATTCATTGCGCCTCCCGAGTGGCGGTAATAATGTCGGTATCTGGCGAAATAGTTAGGTTGAAACCTCGCAAAACAAGGCTTACACGATTGATTGAATCTTTGATGGCATTAGCTATTAAATGAATAGCTTGCATATCGGGCCTGTAGAACCACAAATCAGGCAAGGCATCGGGCGCTCCCCAAAAAAAGTCAGGGGGCGTGTCCGCTGTCCATTGCAGTTTGGCCTGCAATTGGCATTGGTCGATTAAATAGCGGGTCGTTGTGTCGATAATTTCTCGGCTGTCAGCATCGGCGGCCCAGACGTGCATTTCGGGCATTGCCCCGATGGCGATACGCGACATTACATCGGGATGGTCTATTCCCGGCCATTCATAGGCAAAGTGCGTGTCGACCACGCCGTCATCGTGCGCCATGTTTATGCGTGGCCACGCCGCTGCGCCGGCTTGTGGCATAAGGTTTAATCCATGCCGGTGTCCAACCATCATAAGACAGACAGTGTGATACAAACACGCCGCCCGAGGAAGAACGGATATGCCCGCTTTTTTGCTAACGAACGCATCGTTAAATAATTGTCGCGCCTCACAAACGATGGCAGCTTTATCCATGGGTCCACTCCTTTCCGTTTCCGGTTCGGTTCTCTACCAGTTGAAGATGAAATGCCAACAGTGGCTTGTTTGGTTCGCCATCGGGTCGCCATGGTAGCGTGCGGCTTACCGTATGAACGCAACCGAGCGCGTCTTCCACACAAGCAAAAACCAATGCGCTGTCCAAGTGTGGCGAGGTAAGGATGCGGCCATATCGTTGGTCGCCCGTTATTACGCAGCATTCAACAGTGTGTGGCTGGTATTCAGTCAGATATCGCGCCTCGCCATTGGCAAAGCCTAAAGCCTGGCTTGCTGAACCAAGAATACGAATTGACCACGTTATATTTGCCATTAGCAGTTTTCCTCGGGTTCGCCGGCATAGGCGTTTAAATGAATGGCAACGGGCGCAAGCCCATGGCTAATGCGATGAATGAAATTCCAGGCATTAAAACATTCTTTGCAAAGTGGCTCACGAACGCCCTTCACTCGGACGCTTGGAACATGAACCGGATTAAAGCAAATGGGGCTATTGCAGCTTATACAATTCGCCATCATTAAAATAAATGCGCCCATCACTTCTCCCTTGTTGGTAATACAATACTACGGCACAGGTTAGAGGTCAATCGAACATAGGCAATATCGGTTAAAAAGAAACGAATGTGATAGGTTTAAAATGGAGGAAGAATGGCGTATAGCGAAAAACTGCAGGTCGTTCCAGCAACAACAGTCGTTCTCGATAGGCGCAAATCAGTAAAGCCGGGCGGTTGGCTTACATCGGTTCCACGCCGCACAGCAAGCGCACGCGAACGCCTTGGCTACAGCCATTCGGCGTTGACGGCCGAACAAGACAGCCAGAACAATCATTATTCATTCTATCGGCAGCATCGCGCTTTAATGCCTGAACAATATTGGACGCTGTATAAAAACACGCCTGACGTTCGCGCCTGTATAGACAGCATTGTGCGGCGCGTGGCGACATGGGATTGGCACATTAGGCCAACAGTGAACCCGCACGACGTAGAATTGTATGAAAAAGTCACTAAAGAGTGCAAAGCGGCGGAAACATTCTTGGCGTTGCCAGGTAGCGATGGGGCAACGTGGCAAGAACTAATGACTGCCATGGCGACCGACCTGCTAATTTATGATGCGGGAGTGCTTGAGATCGTAGAAAACGCTGCTGGCGAAATAGCGGAGATTACAACATGGCTTGGCAGCGAGTGTTTCCCCATCACTGATGCACATGGGCGACTGATACGCTACGACCAGGAATCCGAAAACAACCAAATAGAAAGCGTTTCATTTGAGCCAAACCAGATTTGCTATTTTCAATTATTCAAAAACAATCGGTCCACGCTGGGACTGCCTTTAATTGAATCGATCATTAACGAATGCGTGGCGGTAATTCTGGCAGACGAACACGCCATGCTTGCCCTTGACGCTGACGAAATACCACCAGGACTGCTTGTGCTTGGCGGCGTGGCGGGGCCTGCTGCGGAACGGGCGCGAGCGGACCTGCAATCTATGCGAGGTAAAGACCATCGAATTCGCGTCATTACCAGCCCGCAACCGCAGGGCATAGAGGCAAAGTGGGTCGAGCTTCGTCGGTCCATGAAAGAATTGGAAATGGGCTCCGTTGTCGACAAGATGCGACACATTATTTGGCGAGTGTTCGGTGTAACGCCAGTAGAACTCGGCGAAACCGAAGGCATACCGAGAGCCAGTGCAGAAGTGCAGATGGATGTAGCGTCATCACATCTTATTACCCCAATTCTTGAACTCATTCAGGCGAGATTCAACGCTCAAATTGTGCCTCAATTGGTTTCTGATTCGTCGCAAGTTGAATTTGTTTTCGACCGCAATCTGCCAGCAACAGCCCAAGAAAGGCTGGATATCGCAAAGCGCGCCGAGGTTCTTTTGCGAAATGGCGTAATCACCATCAACGAAGCTCGAGCCGATATTGGTCTTCTTCCCGTTGATGGAGGTGACGCGCCGTTCTTGATTACCGCCATGGGGCCGATGCCATTAACCGATGTAGCCCTCGGACTGGGCACAGAACAGGACTCTGTAGATTTAGAACAAAACACTGGCGGGCGCAGCGCTTCGACTCGCCAGCAACGCCAGCATGTTCAGCACGATAGTAACTGTTGCTCGCCAACATCAGACGGGCAGCGTGGGCCAGTAAATAAAGAGTGGAAAAACATTCTTCGTGAGCAAAGTAAAAACGAATGGCTTCCAAGCGGCTGGCAGAATGATTCAAAGTTTGCTGGCGTGAGAACGGTGCCACTGGAAACGCTGGCTGAAACGGTAGTTGAATATGCCATGACAGCAACGGGGCTTTACATTGAGACGGCGGAAGAGGTGGCCGCCATTATTCGTGCCGCATATTACAACGGAACAATGTCGGTCGTCGGTAGAGAGTATGCCAAACGGCAAGTTGACGAGGCGCTCAGTGCGCTGATTGCAAAATGGCAGTTGAGGTGCAGCCAATATTATGTTGATGCAGCGCAAATTGGAGTAACGGCGGCCGAGCAGTGGATGGGAAATTTGCCCGAATATGATTATGAGCGTGCCGCTGAAAACTATATAATAGACGCAATGGCATGGCTTGGTGATTCGGGTGGATTGGTTGGAACCTTGCGGGCAAAGTTAGCAACCATAATTGACCGAGCAACAATGCGGCGAGATCGAATAGACGACATAGACGATGGGTCCGAAATGTACGCTGTCGTGGCAACGGCCGATGCAACATTTGCAGCACAAGCTCACCGCATTAATCATTGGAGCGGCAAAATGGTTCCGCTTGCGTCAGTGGCGGCGCTTGAATCGTTAGCATCTGCGGGTACAATTATTGACCCCGATACTGGCGTATCTCGCGTGGCAATATGGATGTATGAATGGGTTGCCAACGCAGACAAAAGAATTTGCAAGACATGCGCCTATGAGGGAGGCGCCGGATACAGAAGACTTGACCAAGCATCGGTCTTGCCTGGGCAGGGCACTATTTGTGGAGCGTTGTGTCGGTGTGTTCTAACATTCTGGACCGAAAACGAAGTAAATGCGGGCACCGCCGTTTCGTTAACTGAAATGCCCCCTAATCCGCCAGGAACCGTTCCCCCGCCAAAGCCAACCTATTAGATCGAATGTTGAAACCTGCGCCTGAGCCTGATACACTCAAATTGACGCTATCCACAGGCGCGCAAACATCTTAACGAGAAAACGATGCAAAGCGTGACTGTAAAACTTAATGAAAATGACCATGTGCTCGCATTAGAGCGGTTGGGCGAACCATCAGAAGGACGATGGATTGCGCGTGGACGTCTTCCGTTTAATGGATTGCTTTCTATGCCCGCGAAGCGGGCGGCTCTGCAGGCAACCAATCAGACAGAGGCAACAAAACCGCAAGCAACGGAGCGAGTGAATGGCGATGGCGAAACGCTGTTAGAGGGCATCGCCAGCAGCACATCAGTTGATTGGCACGGCACCGAAATGAGCATAGGGGCGCTTGATGTAATGGCGCGGCAATTTAAAGCGGGCGTGCCGTATGTTCCGTCGCACCATGAGGATGAATGGGATCAAGTTTTCGGGCGCACTATCGACGCAGAAGTGATTGAGGGCAGGGTCGTAAATGCGGCGAAGACAAACGAGCCAACGGAAGGATATCTGTTGAAGGTGGTTACGACCGTCTACACAGAAGACCAGCGCGGCAAGCGTTTGGTTGAAATGGTCGACCGTGGACAAACTATAGGCTGGTCTATTGGTGGATGGTTTACAGAGCTTACGATTCTTACCAACGAGCAAGACGAAGTAGAGCGAATTATAATTCAAGGCGTCGAGTTGGATCATCTTGCAACAACTCGACGGCCATCAAATCCTGATTCATGGATTGGAGAGCTTTCGCGTTCGGTATCTGGAGCAATGGCTAATGTCAGTCGCTCATCAAAGACAAAGGAAATCCAAATGATAGATCTAATTTCCCAAGAAGAAGAAAAAGCGCCAGATGCGCCACTCGTAGAAACGCGAACGACAAACGATAGTGAAAAACAGTCTGTCAATGCCGATGTAAAGGGTGCGAGCCATGCGGAAACGACGGTTGAAGTTATGCCGGCGCCCGACGCTGTAAGCGATGTAGGAGAGCTTGACTGTATCAAGCAAGCAGAAACCGCCCTTGACACAAGCGGTAAGACGAGTGAACATATCGAAGAAGACAACAAGGCTCAAAGAAGCCCGTCTCCTTTAGACAGTGAAACGACTTCACCCAAGCAGGAGGATGGCGCAATGAGCGACCGACCCAAGAGCGAAACAACAGAGGCACCAGCCGACGGTTCTGCCACAATCGCGGCAACCCTCACAGATATGAGAACTCTACTTGAGGGTCTGGTATCAAGAAACGCTAATGCCGATGACAACAACGACAAGCCGACCAAAAAGGTTGAGGTGGCCCCAGAAAGCGCCCCGAATCCAGATATGGCCGTTATGCGCGATCGAATCGCCGAACTTGAAGGGCTTGTTGGCAAATTAACCGAAGCGCCTCAACGCCGCGGACACAGTCACCATCCGGCTGAACGTCGCGTTGACTTGACCAATGCAAACAGCATTGTTCGTGCGGCAGCACAAGAACTCGGTGCCGAGTCTGCGCTTGTTGCAGTGGCACAAGAGCAAGCCGAACGCCGCTCTGCTACGACGGACAAACTGCCAAGCCGAGCACAGCTTGAGGCAGACCTTCGCTCCATTCTTTACGCCGCTCTCGCTGATGGCGTTATCACTGATCCCGCAACCCGTTCTACCTGGAGGTAATCATGTCTGGCATCAACACGCCCGCATGGGCAAACATGAGCGACCAGCAGCGTCAAGCCTTCGAGCGAGCCGTTACGGTCACAACCGCTGCAACGCGACTCACCCAAAGCTACGTCAATCGCGTAATTCAGCAACTTTCATTGCGTGAATTTGGCGCGATGGGCACGTTGGCCCGTAAGCCTGGTCAGGGAGCGCAAGCTATTGTGAACCGTCGAACGGCGGCCACTATGACGGCAGGAAACGTCTGGGTTGCTGATACTGCAGCACTTACCGAATCGACCGGAACATATGCTCAAAGCACCTTCACGTATCAGACTCTTGCCACTCGTGGGCAGGTGACCCGAAAAATCAGGGCAACCGGTCGGTCGTATCTCGATGTGCTTGCGGAAGAAATGACCCTCAAACTCGACGATTTCAACAATGCTCTGGAAAGCGCCTTGTTCATTGGCGATTCGGGCGCGGTAGCGGGGCAAATTGATGGTCTGTTGACGCAAATCAATGCATATGCAACTCAGGCACAGGTCGTAGCAAACACGACCGCCGCAGCAGGCGATTCGTTAACTCTCGCCAAACTCGATGAGACCATTGACATGGTTCGCGGGTCTGCTGCTCGCTCTGATGTGGTCATTTATGGTTCGTATCTTGGAGTTCGAAAGCTCAACGCGGCGCTTCAGTCTCAACAACAGTTCAACGACATGGTTGAAATCGCTGGCGGATTCCGAGTCCGAAGCTACGACGGAATTCCCATCGTGGTATCAACCGGTATGCCCGATGACATGACCTGGAGTGGTTCGGCTTTGTCGGCCTTGACGGGCGAGTCCACGAACCCGACAACAGGGCTCGTGATTGTCAATAAGCGGCACGCATGGATTGAGGAACTTACTCCAACGACCATGATGCCTCTTGCTCGTGATGACAGCCAGAATGAAAACTTCGACATCTTTTGGGATGGCGCATGTGTTCTTGGCAATCCGCTCGGCACGGCTGTTCTTGGCGGAATCAGCGCAGCATAATAATCTTTCTGCGCCACAAAATAAACGCTCGGTCGGCACATGCTGGCCGGGCGTTTGGTGTTCGTGATACAGTCATCACACGGAGGGCAGAATGGGAATTTTGAAAGAGCCGCCAAGGCCAGGTTCATACAAGTTTGTGGCACAAATGATTCGGCATCTAAATTCGGACATTCCACAATTGTTTTCGTCGTACAACGAAACGGCGCAAAGTCGTCTCGTTACATTCAATGGCGAGGCACGTCATACTATCTTTCTTAAAAACGAGTCAGCGCTTCAAAGGGCGCAAAAGCTGGGTTGGCGAGACATTACCGCACAGTTCTTGGAAATGGTGAACGAGACTACACCAAAGCCTTCAACGGCGGGACAGCGACATATTCTTGAAACACTGGCAAACATGAACGCCGGTTGGCACGGAAAGGTTGAAATTGTGGAACAGGCCACTGATCTTCCAGACAGTGAATGGCGAACAGCAATCAAGTATCTTGAAAAGAAAGGGCTTGTGGAGTGCAACATAGACAAGCGGCGACGGGCAATAGCGAGCAATCGCCGGTATCAGTACAAAATTACTGATGCCGGGCGGCTGGCGTTGGAGATGTAGAAATGGCAGACCTCACGACCAGGGATAAGGTGAAACGAGTCTTGGGCGTGCCGTCGTCGGTTACGCAGCACGATACGCTTATTGATACGCTTCTTGAGGTAGCAGACCAACAGATATTAGCGTATTGCGGCATGGCGGCGCTAACTCAAACGACCGTCACAAACGAAAGCTATGACATAGAATCAAATCACGAAAACGAATTGGTGCTGCGAAATTTCCCGGTAATATCGGTTGCATCAATGCTTGTTGCGGGGGCTACCGTTGCGGCTACCAGCTACTATGTCGACGAGCGAGCGGGCGTTATTCGTTTGTCTAATTACGGCTCCTTCTTTACTGAAGGGCGAGAACGAGTTGAGGTCACATATACGTTCGGTCACGCCACGGTGCCTGAAGATTTATCCCATGCGGCAACGTTGATATGTGCTGCACAGTTTAATGCTGGACGGCACGCGGGACTCGCTAACGAAAGCGTCAGTGGCTATCGGTATTCGGTTGACGGTCGCGCTATGCCAGTCACAGCAGAAGCAATCTTGGCTCGCTATCGGCGCGCTTTTCCTTCAGGGAGTATTTAATGCCTATTCTATGTCGCAAGCCCAAAGCGGGTGACTCAAGTGGTTCGTTCACTGTTCATTGTCCAGAAGAGGTTTTACGAGCCATTCCAAAAGACGGCGGGTTTGAAATAGAGGCGCATCGGGGCAGTTCTGTTCGCGCCTTGCTTCGCAAAGGATGGAGGCTTTCGGGCGAAACCACAAAATCGCGCCCAAGTAAAATTATGACCGCCAAGGTGAGCGTGATCAAATCAACAAGCCAATCGCTTCTTGATAGTTCAGTAAGAAGCATTGAGCGCGCCCTTAAAACAGGCAAGCACGACAGTGATCTTGAATCATTGCTGGCGGCAGAAGAGGGAGGAAAAACACGCAAAAGCGTAGTCGTGGCCATTATGAAACGAATGGAACAACGATGAGGCTTTTAATTACGGGAGGCTGCGGCTTTATTGGGCAGCATCTTGTGTTTCAAGCAAAGAAAGAAGGACACGATATTTGGGTGCTTGATAATTGCACTCGGGCCGCTACTGGCTGGGAGAAAGTGGGCGGCGAGATAGGCGACCGTCTTATGCGTGGAGATGTTTGCGTGGGGGAGCGGGTAGAAGAAGCTATATATGCGTCTCGTCCCGATGTCGTATTGCATCTCGCAGCGCAGTCTCACGTTGATAATAGTCTGGATAACCCCGCCCAAACAATGCGAGTGAACGCCATGGGCACGCAAGTTATGGCATCTAAGTGCGCCAAATTTGGGCTGCCTATCGTTTATTGCTCGACTGATGAAGTGTATGGCGATTCGTTAGAGGTTGTAGAGGGTGATGGCGAAAGAGTAAATATTGTTGAACGAACTGAAAACCATCCCCTTCATCCAAGCTCACCATACTCGGCGGGCAAAGCGGCGGGAGAAATGGCAATTAGGGCCATGAGCCGGAGCTTTGGATTGCGATATGTAATTGCAAGAGGGTGCAACGCATGGGGCGAGAATCAATATCATGAAAAACTGGTGCCCATAGCGTGTCGCTTGCTTAATCATCAAAAACCAGTGCCCTTGCATGGGGGAGGAGCGCAGATTCGACAGTGGATTCATGTAAGCGAGTTCGCCGACCGCCTTTTGGCATGTGCAGCAGAGCTTTATGAGAAAGGGATTGATTTTGGCACGTTCAATATAGCTGGGCCAACGCGATGCTCAGTGCATGATCTAATAATGGCGCTCGCGGGTATAGCGGGCGTTCCAGAAGACAAGGCGGCAATAAAAGTGGCCGACCGTCCTGGTCAAGACATGGCCTATGCACTGAATGGCGACAGATACAATACGTGGATGGACGCCAACAGTCCGAAGCGAGACATTTTGAACCATGCGGAACTTGCCCAGCTATTGAGCCACTATACGGATTCGGAAGTGCGATTAGCGGAATTCGCCACGGCTACCATGCCAAAGGAAGAACGATATGCGACATGAGAAATTCATTGGACTTGTTCCCAGTGCGAGCCATTGCGACTCGTTGGGAGAGCATTTGCACTATGCGTCGCCTGTATTGTTTTTCGGTGGAGACAGCGCTCCAAGGATGGGCCGTGGTACGCCCGTGCTGGTTGATGAGGCTGGGGTTGGGGTCCAGCACCTTGAAGGCATGAAGGTTGTGTGGGGGGCCGACGCTAAGAGGGTTTGCAACGAGGTAGCAAAGGGGGCTGTTCTGACCGTGTTTGTTAGCAAGAAACGCCCATGCAAGAAAATAAAAGACGCTCTAAAGAAACTGGGTGACGGCATGTGGAAGGAGATAACGCCGCCAAACAAAGTGTCGCGCCTTGTAAGTATCGAAGGACAATGTTGCGTTCAAACGCTCGTGAATGGAAAGTGGAAACAGAATAAGGCAAGTTCTCCAAAGGAAACTAAAGAGGCCGAGCCAACAAGTGGCGAGCGGTAGAATGCATGGAACGGTCATGGCCTTTATAGGAAAGATTGCGCAGCGATATCCTTGTCACTTTGGACCCGGATGTCGTGTAGTAGAGTTTGGAAGTCGGGATATAAATGGAACTCCCCGCCAATGGTTTCGTCAGCCAGCAGAATATGTTGGAATAGACTTTCATGGCGGAAAGGGAGTTGATGTTGTGGGCGTGGCCCATGAATGGGAGCCTGAAGCAGCGGAATATGATGTAGTCGTGTCTACCGAAATGCTCGAACATGACCCGTTCTGGAAAGAAACCCTAACTCACGCCGCGTCACTTCTTGCGTCGGGGGGCGTATTAGTCTTTACATGCGGGGCGCCAAAGCGGGGAGCGCATCATCTCAACGATAGCCCGACGCCCGGATATTATGGAAATCGGTCAACAGATGAAGTAATTGAGGTTCTAAAAGAGGCGTGCGCGTGGAAACAGCTTGACGCTCAATACGCACGCAATGATTTGGACCTTATGTTTTGGGGCGAGAAACAATAATGAAACTCAACAGGGCATTAGAGGTTGTAGACGCCCTTTCAGGTGCCCGCCAAATATTAGTCACAGGCCCGCAACGAGCCGGAACTCATATCGTAACAGCCATGCTTGCGGCTAAGTTTGGCCTTCGGTACATTGAAGAGGCGGAGGTAAATAGCGATGGCTGGAACTCCATGAGGCGGGCGTTGGGAGTCAAAAACGTAGCAATTCAGTGCCCAGCTTTTGCGCACAAAATTCATCATGTCGCAGCCGCCCCGCACCGAGCGATAGTCTGGGTAAATCGCGAGCGCAGCGCAGTTATGAGAAGCCAAGACCGAATTGGATGGTCCAAAAATATCGAGCAACTCGAAATTACTGTCTATGAAAATACTTGGGGACCCGCCTTGAAGGGCGAACGAGCGTATGACATTAAAAATCGTATCTGGAGCACGCGCCAAAAAATGCGGGTCAATATGCCAGTCTATGAAATAGACTTCGAAAGCGAGTTCGTGCAGCAGCATGAAATGTTCGTGAAAAAGAAAGACCGCACTGGCTTTCGGCACAATCAGATAGCGCTGTAAAAAGGGCAAAACATGATAACGTCAATGGCAAATAGATACTGGACGTTCTACAGGCAGACGGCGTATCTAATGGATGAAGCAACGGCCACGGCAACAATGTCGACGGATAGATCGTTGGCCGCAAACTCGTTTGTGCAGATTAGAGTAAATGGCGGCACGACCGGGACGGGGTCAGTTACCATCAGTGGCACAGACGCAGATGGCGGAGCAGCATCTGAAAGCCTAACCTTCACGGGCAACGGGTCGGTTGTAACGGTTAATCGATTTGCGACCGTTTCAGGCATTACTACAACGGGGCTGGCCGATGAAGCATCAGTGCCTACTGTATCAGCCAAAGCGGTTAGCGCGGACGGAACGCCAAATCTTATACGATATTCGGTAGCCGCAAGCAGGCCGGTGGCGTTCATGGAATCGGGATCTATGGCCTTTCCTGCAATTAGGCCGGGAACCTATGAAAAAGAAATGGCAAACGCGTCCGTGGATTATGAAGGAAGCACATGGGCGCCACAAGAGGACGATATAGCTGTAGACGATGGAGACAGTAAAGAGTGGATTATAGAAGGCGCGCGTGAAGTGCGAGTGGGTTTTGGAATTAGGCCCATTCATTATGCGTTGCGATGCAAACTTCAGGGAACATGATACAGTTCTGTAGCTAACGCCCCGGAGGTGCCGCATGACAGACAATAAACGAGCCGTGATTATTATTCCCACCATGGGATCGCCCGATCTAATCGTGCGATGTGTGTCGCGAGTTCTCATGAATCGCGCAGGATGGAATACCCACCTCATCATAATCGCCAATCCGCATGAAAATGAAAAAGAAGCATGTGCGTTTTCAAAGCATCAGATCCAATGCGAGGTTGAAGCGGTGCAAACGATAGAGGCGGAGAACGCTAATGGCGTAGGCCCTATAGACATGACGCTTGATTGGATTGACCTTCCAGGCCCAGCCGGCTGGGTTGGCGCAGTAAATCAAGGAGTGAAACTGGCGCTCGCAAAATACGCAGAGGGCGATAGCAGATTCGTTATCATGAACGACGATGCGTTGGTCGGGGCGATGTGGCTTGACGAATTAAGCAACGCCCTCGATTCCGAGCGGTTGCTATTATCAGGCAGTCCTGATTTTGATAAGCATCCTGGCGCAAAAGTCCGTAACGATGAACGCATAGGTATGGCGGGTCCAGTATCAAACAATGCTGCTGGGATGCAGCGAATCGGGGCGCCCAAAATTACCATGTCCAACGGATCGGGATTCACAGCATCGGCAGATGCCATGCTTGACGATTTTGCGGAAAAAATGCGTACTGAAAGCACGGGCGCGGTGCTATCCGCAAACTATCTGTCGGGCTTTCTTACGATGTATAGCGCGGGATGCCTTAAAGACCTCTACAACAACGAGAACGACTGGTTCCTTGACCCATGCTTTGGCATAGGTGGGCACGACGACAATGACGTTTGCGCCCGCGCAGAGATGGCTGGCTGGCGAAAAGTAATTGCCATGAACGTCTATGTGCATCACGTAGGACACCAAACCCTCGACGCATATTTTCCTGAAGTGAACCGAGGATGCGCAAACGTTGGCGATTATCTTGAAAAATGGAAAAGCTGGACAAGCCGAGAACAGACCATCGCAGCGTGTTATCGCGTGCGGCTATTCACCATGCAAGATCTACATATGTTGCGAAGCAGTGTTCAGCGTTCAGCGTCACTGTTCGATGGTATAGCGATGCTGGTTACGGATAATCCAGCAAAAATCACGGGGTCGAAAGATTATTCAGCAAAGAAACTGCACTGCGCGGACGCTGCCCTTGTTGACCAATGCGTATCTGCAAAATCGGCCACTGAGGTGCAGGACGCTGTCAATCGGTGGCTTGAACAAGCGGTTAGCGAGGCGTCGAATCGCAATATTCAAATTACGACCGAATGCTGGGACGGTGAATGGAACGAACGTGATGAGCGCAATCGGTCTATTGAGCTTGCTGAATCACTCGAAACCGATTGGCTAATTTCTATTGACCATGACGAGATTGTTGAAGATCGAATCACCAGAAAAATGGTTCAGCGGCTCATGAAGCACCCCGACCCGAATGTTCTGGTTTATGACATTGGATGGCTAAACCATTGGGACACGCCGCGCCTTTGCCGTGTTGACCCGCCTTGGTGCGGCCCAGATTACACATCATCTATGCGAGGGTTTCGCATTTGGCGACACAATAGCGCGTCGCCACGGCGCATAGTTGGGGGCAACGAAATAGGTCTTCATTGCGGAAACAGCCCCGATTATGGCATTTCAGCAAAGCGTATAGCTGGTTTGCGAATGAGGCATTTTGGATATCTTCGCCCGATAGATCGAATGAGAAAGCATCAGTTCTATTCACAGCTTGACCCAAATCCACAGGCAAGCCTGACGACGGGAGGCGTGGGCGGAGGCGGATATTCCCATCTAATCGACGAAGAGGGAATGAGGCTTTCGCCATATGTGCAGCGAAACGGGATTGCGTATTTCATGCTTGCGTATAACGACGAGCAGGCGTTTGGCATTGCGGAAATGTTGTCGAACTTCTATGGATTGGCAGACAAATTAATTCTGGTCTGGACAGGGGAAACGTCCGAGCCATCGCCGCGCATTAAACAGGTAGGCGAAGCATACGATGTAGAATGGATTCACGAACCATTCAACGGTGATTTGGCTGCGTGCCGCAATGCGGCCATGGTAAAGATACGTGAATATTGCGCTGATGGAATCTCGTGGGCACTGTCTATGGACGACGACGAGGTATTTGAATCTGCGTTTTCAACAGCCGTTTCTATTCGGCGCATGGCAGAAGTTAGTGATGGATTCGGATGGATGTTTCGATTCAAAAACTATCGACACGATGGGAAATGGTATTGGTCGGAAACGCAACGAATGGTGAGGGTGGAATCGAACGGCATGGTGTATTTTTCAGGCAAGGTTCACGAAACGGTAGAAAAGTCGAACCGTGAAATGATAGCGAACGGCATATTTCCCAAGGTGCGATATGCGCCGTTTTCGGTGAACCATTTTGGACTCGCTGGAGGCCCTGAGGTAATGCAGGAAAAGCTGGTTCGATACAGCCGATTGCTGGTAGACGAAATTCGCGCCAACCCAACAGAGCCAGCCCCATGGGTCTCGCTTGGCTTACAATATGGCAACGACCAGATGGAAGATCAGATGGTGCGCTGTTTTGAACGGGCATGTGAGCTATCGGGATACGCATATCTTCCATGGAAGGAGCTTGCGACCGTGACGCTGCGTCGGGGGCGTCGGCTGTTTGAACAATCGCTGCTCCGCCTCGCGGAGTCTCATCCATATCATGGGCCGGCAACCGAAATTGTATCGTGGTTGAAGGCAACATTTCCAGACCAGCCTGTTAGCGGAAACGCAAATAAAGCCGAGACAGCAGTTCCAGTGGACATAGATTTAGATGAATTATTGGAACTTGCAAAAAATACAGAAATGAATCAAAAAAATAGTGTCTTGGAAAACACGCCCCCGCAAGGCAGAATAAACCCATGAGCGTGACGATAGAAATAGAGGGTCTTCAAGCGGGCCTGTATAATTTACAAAAGCTGGAAAGCGCAGCGTTTGGCGAGGCGGCCAAAAAATCTCTCCAAGGGGCAGGAAAGGTGCTGGAGAAAGCGCTTCATTGGAATATAGGGCTAATAGACCATACGCTCCAAGATCTGGCAGATATGGGGCACCCTTATGCCCGAAGACATCGCTCTATTAAAATCCACGCCGAAAAGCCGTATCAAGTTCATGCTCAATCAAGAAAGATGCGAAACAATATAACGGGCGAAATTACGGGGTCGGGAAAGAAAATAGGCTATCGGGTTGGGTTCAATTATGGGGCGGTCGGATACGCTAAGTTCGTGATTCAGGGAACGCGAGTAATGTTGCCCAGAAACACAATTTATCTAACCGCCCAAGAACCGGAAGTTCAAAAAGACATGATGCGGGCGGTGGTTCGTGTGCTTGGAAAAGAGCTTCGTACGGGCGCTGGCGTTAGGTTTGCATAGATGGCATATCAACCGCCAAGCTCGAACGATGCAAAGCTAATAATCAGGGCGACGCTAATGGCGGATTCGGCAGTAGCCGCCATAGCGGACGATCGCGTTCATGGTTCCCATCTTCAAAATCCTGATGCTGGCGGTGCCGTCTATCCGCTTGTTGTTATTGATTTGACAGGCGGCTCAGTAGAAGGCACAAGTGGATACCAGGCGGCAACGGTAGAGGTTTGGGCCTACTCGCGCCAGTCCGCAGGGCACGTTCTACAGCTTTATGATGCGTGCTTTGCCGCGCTGCACTGCCAAACGTTGCGGCGTGATGGAATTAAAGTCGCCGGATATGCTGTAGAGGTAGCAAGGCCAACCGAGGGCTGGAACGAAAATGTTCGAGCATTTTACGCAACCGGCATATTTACGGTTCGGCTATCCTATCGGGCCGTTTCATGAGAACCCAGAACTGGAAAACAGCAAACGCGCCAAACGAACCAGATCTCGTTGTGAAATGCGCCTGCGGCAACAGGCTCGAAACCTTGCCGGTCGGGGCGACCATAATTGCCAAACCGAAAAACGAAAGACATGCCACAATATTGGTCTGCAACGGCTGTGGAAAGCAGGCGATAGCAAGGATTAAAAAATGATAACGCCCGCCAAGACTAATCATGATCGTGAAGCCGAAAGACTTGAGCGGCTGGAAATGGTAGTTAGCGAGATGGATGCCCAGCTTCATCATGTCTCGGCAGTGGTTTATTCACAGACCGAAGTAAACCAGCAGGTCGATGATGCGCCCAGTGATGCGCCCAGTTCAGGAGAGCGTCCGCCAATGCGTGATGAAGTTTGGGCATGTGAAAACTGCTGTGCTCGACTTGGGATCTATAACGCAGACAAAGACGAGCTTCGCGTTCGTTACAAGGATTTCGTGGCATACATCACGCCAGGAGCAGGCGGGTCAATTATGGTGCCTTGTCGTCGGTGCGGAGAACAGAACCAGCTAAACGACACTCGCTCAATATCGGCCTAATCGCTCGTGACGTTGGACTTAGAAATGAAAGCGTGGTATCAATGTTGACATAGCGCACGACGCCAAAATAAGGCGCAGCCGCAAAGTGTTCACACTCTACGGAGGCGCCTATGCCCTATAATATTCCGACCGTCACAACTAATGACATCTCATTTGGCCCCGCTGTTCTTTTTCTGGGTGCCGCCGGATCAACCCCGACGGTAGATGTTGGGGCCATTGCCGAAGACGGCGTCGGCTTAGAAATTTCGAACGAAGTAAAGACTATCATGCAGGGCAATCCTCGCGTGCAAGTCTATGCGTTTTCACAGCAATCGAATGTGTCGCTCAAATTCACCGGCATAGAATGGGATTTCACGAATCTTGCGTATGCTCTTGGCGGTGGCGTTACGACTGTTTCGGCTGCGGCCGAGACGTTTGCGTTTGGAGGCGAGCCGGCCATTACCGAAGTTGCCATTCATGTGCGACATTATATGGCGGTCAGTGGCAACACCATGAATGTCTATGTATGGAAGGCGCAATCAAACACGGGCGTAGCACCACAATTTGGCCAAGACGAACACGCTTTCGAATATGGCTTCACGGCGATTCGTTCAACGACCGATTGGAACTCAGTGGCTTTGGCGGAAAACCAGCAACTCGTGAAGTTTGAACGAGTGCTTTAGAAACTGAATCGTGAAAATAGCAGTTCTTTCTAATGTGTATAATGTTTGACGACGTGCATATATATTAGAAAGGGCTGCTCTTTCGTTGCTTGAAAATGACTCTTCGCGGTGATACGGTCTTGGCACGCCCTGGAGGTGAATATGTCCGAGCCAACCGCTACGGAATCAAGTGAAACAGAATCGGCACCCAGCAATGGAGCCATAAAGCAGGCAAATAAGACCGACAGCCCCATGGAAGAAAACTTCTTTGGACAGATGGAACAGCTATTAGATAAACTGGTTCCGCCTGATACAGTGTCGGTCATGACGTGCACAGGCAAGGAGATAGTGCTGCCTGGCGCAATCTCAGCGCGCAGACAGGTCAAGGTCTTTCGGCACATGAAAGAGTTGATCGAAGTAGACGCCGTTGCGCTTGCTTTGGGGTCTATCTCGAAAGGGGATGGATCTGCTGGAGCAATTATTGATGTGGTTATTCAACTTGCCACAGATGAAAAGATAGCTGAACTTCTTGGCGCAATCTTTCAAGAGGCGTATCCAGATGCGTGCGGTGATCAGCATCCCCTCGATGTTCTCCCCATGGAGGAACTTGTCGTGGCGCTTGTGCCTTTTTCGGAGCGGTTCGTGAAGAGAGTGGGCTCGGGAGTGCTAACCCTCGGCAAAAGCGCGAACCAACTCACAAGCTAACTCTCGAAGACGTTGAACAAGGGCTGGGTCTTTTGTTTTCAAGCGGCTGGACACTGGACGATGTGCTTGACCTTACATGGGAGCAACTTACCATCTGCATCAAATGCGTTGTGTCTACCAAAGCCGAGCAAATGACAATGATTATGGATGTTGTGTCCCGCGCTCTTGGCGGAAAAGGAAACAAGAAAAAGAAACGAAAAACAGCCCAACGTCCGGTCGACGAAGCGGCAAAGGAAAGGCAAATGATCGACCGTCTTTCCGCCATGGGAGTTCCAGTTGAATCATCATAGAAGCTTGACCATAGGAAATAAGATAAAATAAAACGAGAATCACGGAGGGCAACAGATCATGGCGGCAGGAAGCACAATTGCCAAACTATTTGTTGAACTGGGATTCAAGGGCGACGCATTAACAAAGGGCTCAAACAAGGCGCAAGGCGACCTAAAGAAACTGGGAAATAAAGCCAAGAGCGTTGGCAAGATGGTAGATAAGGCTGTGACGGCGGGATTTGTTGCGGCTACTGCAGCAATTTCGGCGTTTGGCGTTGCAGCCGCTACTACTGGTGCAAAGTTTGAAAAAGCAATGACGCTCGTGGGCGTGCTGTCGGGAGCAACAGGCAAGGCGCTACAGAGCCTTGAAGACCGGGCACGAGAGCTTGGTGCCACAACCGCATACACGGCAACCGAAGCCGCTGAAGGTATGCAGGCGCTTGCTCGTGCGGGTCTATCGGCTGATGAGATTATTAGAGCTACGGGGCAGGCGCTTTATTTTGCGGGCGCAAACGCCACGACCATGGAAGCATCCACAAACCTTCTCGCCGCAACAATGGCCCAGTTCAACATTGGAGCCCATGAGTCAGGGCGGATTGTTGATGTTTATACGTCGGCTATCAATAATTCGCTGCTCGACACCACATCTCTCGCCGAAGCCATGAAATATGCTGGTTCGGTTGGTTCGTCATTCGGTATGACGCTGGAAGAAACAACAGCGTCTATAGCAATGTTCCGAAACATGGGCCTCGAAGGGTCGCTCGCTGGAACAAACTTTCGTATGGCAATGATTCAGGCATCGAAAGCTACTACCCGCAAAACACGTGTCCTTGCCAAATATGGTCTGGCAATGAAGGACATAAGCCCCGAAATGTTCACGTTTTCGGAGATTATGACTACGATTGGCAAAACGTCGATGGGAACGTCAGATGCGATTGAGGTATTTGGCGCAAGAGCAGGTGCCAATATAGCCCGAATTTCGGCGGAGATAGCTGAGAATTCGGACCGCTGGCAACAGGTCAACGCCGCCATAGCGGACAGCGCAGGACTAACTGAATCCAACTATTTGACGATGATGAATACGGTTTCAGGACAATGGGACATTCTAAAATCAGTCGTTCAAGAAATGCAGCTTACGCTTTTTGAGGGCTTTGGACAGGGGCTTAAAGAGCTTCTAACGGCATTGCAAGATCTGATTCTGTTCACCACAGATTTCATGAGCACGGGATCGGGGTCCATAGCGAATGACTGGAATGCGGCAATGCTTAATATGGCGCAGTCTATTCGAAAGAACAAGGCCACGATCGTGGCATATATTATTGAGATTGTGCAGTTTTTCACCATGCTGGGCGAAAAGGCGCTCTGGATCGTTAAGCATTTTCGAGTGCTTGCTTCAGTGCTATTGGCAGTATGGGCAACCACGAAAGTCTATGCGTTTATTGGCGTAATTCACTTGTTGTCGGGCGCTCTTGTAACGGCGACGGGCGCGGCGACTGGCCTCGCGGTGGCTGTAAATACCGCAACTGCTGGAATACCAGCACTGATATCTGCACTGGTGGCTGGTGGGAGCCTTTTGGCGTACCTGGCATCATCAAGTGACGATGCATCAGAAGCCGCGCTGCGGCTCCAGAGACATCAACGAGCTTTGGCTAAAGCTGTGGAGGCAACGAACGAAACAGTGCGTCTAATGATGCAGGCCAACGATGAAGAATCAGATAGAGGGCTGCACAATCTCGAAATGCGTTTGAACGCACAGGGGATTCTAAACAACATCTATCGTCGCGAACTTGAAACGGTACGAGAGATGGGCGCGGAACAGAAACAAGCCGCGCTCCATGCTGGGCAGCTTGTTGAAGTAATGATTGACGGCAACTCGGCGTTTATATCAACAACCACAGCGGCTCGCCTGGCTCAAGAAGAGGGCACTGACGCGGCGTTAGATATGGGCCAAGCCCTGCAGGCGAACGCTAATGAAATACGAAAACAGATAGCCCTCAAAGAACAGGACATCAAGGTCATACGCGACCGAGTAGCCGCCATGGAGCATGCCCGCGAATTGCTTAAAGACGGCATGGCGGAAGGAGGCGTGGAATACGAAGACGAAGACCTGATAGCAGAATATGGAACAACTCAGGCCGCCATTCAAGATGCCCGCCGACATACGGCGAAAGATTGGGTACGACAAGAAGCCATCGCCGCACAAGAAGTGGAGCGTTTAAACACGCAACTTCAAGGACAATTGCGCATTATTGGCGACACTGGCGCCGCAATTGAGCGAGAGCGCCAGCAGCATAAAATATCGCTTGAAAAAAGCGATGCGGATAAGCGCAAAAGCATCTGGGAAAAGCTGCAAAAAGACAGGCTCGCAGCCGCCAAAAAGACCGACAAGCTAATTCGGGATTCTATACGCAATCTTGCGGCGGCTGGTGGCGATGATTTCAAAGTTTGGAAAATGGGCCTGGAAGACCGATTAAAAGCGGCCGAGGAAACATTCGCGGAAGAAATAGCTTTATGGAAAGGTCACAATAAGAAAATCACAGAGCTTGAAATGAATAAGGCTCTGACCTTGGCCCGCATTCGGGAAACCGAGGGCGTTGAGGCTCTTGAGGCTCTGAAAAGCCAATTGTCAGACCAATATATAGAGAACAAAAAAGCCGACGAGACGAAATTGGAGAGTATGCGTCGTGAACATTCGGCCGAATTGCTTCAGGCTCGAAATCACGAAGACCGAATGATTGCGGCACACGAAGAAGGAACGAGCGAATGGTATAGCGCGCAAGAAGAAGCTGGCAGCATAATTCATCAACTTATGAGCGCACAGCAACAGGAAATAGGCGGCGTTCAACGGCGCGAACAAACAATTCGCCTGAAAGAACTGCACAAGGAACAGCTTGACATAACTCGCGCGCAAATGCCTGAATATCTCGCGCTTGAATCCAGCATCAATGAAGAAATAGCCGATGCAGAATACGCATCGCAAAAAGAACGGCTCGCCATGGCCGAAGTTCATGACGAGCAGCGTATCGCGCTTCGTAAACGCCTTTCGGGCCAGGTTCTGCAAGTAGTCGAACAGGATTCGTCCGAAGAGGTGAAGCTCGCCAAAGAACGCGATGCACTGTTGGCGATGCTGCCGGAAGATATGGGAAGAGAGCGCCTACTGGTCGAAAAATACTACGCTGACGCTATCGCCAAAGTTAAAGCCGAGGCAGCAGAAGACGAAACCGACGAAGGTAAAATAAATGTCTTAGCGGGTCTTGTTTCAGGATTTAAAGCAGTCATAAGTGTAGCAGGCCAAGCGCAAGCGGCGTTCAGCAGGGTGATGGACACGTTGGCGGCCATAAGTGGCTTTGCGTTTAATTTAAGCGATGCAGTGGCTGAAATATCAGGCCAAATGCAGGAACTAACAGCACTTGAAGCGGAGCTTGAAGCTGGCGAAATCACGGGCGCAGAATATTTGGAAGGCATAGAAGATTTGCCAGCCACGGCTGCTGAAGCAGCCCAGACGTTTGTGACAGAATTGATGGCTGGCGCGATTGCGACGGTTCAAGCGTTCGTTGAGGCGGCACCTGTTCTCATGGAAGAATTGGCTGCCCAGCTTCCAGACCTGCTTACCGCTATAGCTGACGGCCTGGTCACCATTATTCAAACGGTGGCAGACAATATAGAGCCAATCGTTTCCGCCGTGGCCAAAGCCGCACCAGACATTATGGATGCGCTTGTTGAGGGCTTGCCGATACTTCTAAACGCCATCATTGCGGCTATACCGACCTTGCTTGGAATGTTGCTTGACGCGCTTCCTCTGATCATAACAATGCTCACTGACGCGGTCGTTGCCTTAATTGCGGCGCTGCCGAAGATTATTCAACAGCTTGCCGCAGCATTGCCGGGAATCATTACAACTCTTTTTGAATCCCTGGATCAAATCATTGTGGCGTTGGTTGATGCCATACCAAAGATCATTGGCGCCATTATTGACAATCTCCCCGCAATCGTCATGGCGTTGTTGAATGGCATTTTGCTTCTAATCACAACCATTCTTGAACAATTGCCAATCCTGATCACGGCACTTGTTGAGTTGCTACCGGATCTTGTGGGGGCTCTCGTAGACCTTATTCCGCAAATTATTACAGCTCTTGTAGACGCATTGCCAGATATCCTAACCGCTCTCTTGGAAATGATTCCGGTAATTATGGCGGCAATAATTGTGGCCATGGCGGAAATACAGGCCATGATAATCGAAGCCATTCCAGAAATCTTAGCGGCCATTTTCGTAGAGTTGATACCGGGCCTCGGGTTGGCGAGCATAGAAATGGCGAAACAGTTCGTCGTCGGCATGTACAAGTTCTTTCGAGATCTCATCAAAGAGATTGTGTCGCTTGGAGCGAAAAAGACGGAGACGTTTGGCGATACGCCTGGCGTGATACAGGCTGGGTCAAGTGGCCTGACGGCTGGATTTGCTCCCGGCGATTATGTTGTGGCGGCTCAAAACAAAGAAGACATGCTCGATCAGATACTTGGCGCAATGACGGGAGGCGTAGCGCGGGCAATGAGCAGCACGTCCGCCCCGTCATTAGATGCGCCCGCCATTAGTGGGCTTGGGCCAGCCGTAATGCAAGCGGCGGGGTCTATGGGCAGCACTGCTTCCCCTATGCGGGTCACTGTCACGGCGGAAGGTAAAACCCTTGACGACGTGCTGTATGTCGCCGGAACAAGGGGAGGAACGCCAAAGTTGCAAAAATCACTTCGAAAAGCAAGTGGCGCAACAGTAGGATTCAGTCGTGGACGATACGCGAATAGCAGCAGCACATAGGACGGCTAATGAGCACAGTGAAACCGAACGGATTTATTCTTTTGCAAGACCGGCTCTTAGACGGCAACCTGTTGGCTGGAACCTATGGTGGCACGCCTGACCTACCAAGCCAGGCTGGCCCTCACGCTGGCCCAGCCACGCCCGACACCGATAACAGCGGCAATCTAATGCCGTTCTGTTTCAGTGAGTGGAGTGAAGAGTCCACGGACGCAAAGCCAAATCCAGAAGCAATTCAATATCAGGTCGTTGTGGCGGGCGGCTTATTTGGCACCGCTGAATGGACATGGAATTTCGAAAGCGATGCCACTGACCAATGGCGTGGCATGAACGACCATCGGCACTTTTCGCATGTTCATTCGCCATTTGGCGACACCGCAAGTCCAGACGCCACTGAATGTTATCACATCTGTATCATCTATTCACGGGCGTTTAACCGAGTTCTATTATTCAAGAACAGCGCAGGACTTGCGGGCTTTAAAGTGGCAATCCGCTCCGTATCCGCTGCCAATCCAACGTCATGGACGTCAAGCTATTGGCCAACAGCCACGGCGCTGAGTGGATACCGAAATTTCGACACCGCCAAGGAACCGTCTGGGCGGTGCAGATATTCGACCGGCTGGGAGAACCCCGATGGGTCGCTACGATTTCTCTATCCCTACGCTCCAACCGACACCACAGGCCCCGATTATATCACGTTCGACATTTGGGGAAGCAACGATGGGGGCGACACGTGGGAAGTGTTAGTAGAGGACGTTTGCACGAAGTATTTTGGCGGCTATCGGTACATTGAGTTCATTAATTCCGACGTGTCGGGTGATTGGGTTCGGCTGTCCATGTATGTTAGAGACACCACGACGGACGGGCTAATCACCGCAGTATCGGCCGATGGTGGAGCTACGTGGAAAATTATTACCAAAGAACCCGACGGGCTCGACACGACCAGTTCAGACACCGCTGCAAAATATGAGGTGTCGGGCATTTGTGGACTTGGAACATCGGACGGGATGTTTCTTCGTGTGAGGGGGTCAACCGGCAACGACCTGCTCTATGAGACTGCCAGTCGCGATTCAGATTGGACGCATATCACTCTTAATCCTTTGTTCTATCAAGCCATCAAAGGAGTCAAGGCGGTGTATGTTGGTCGGGGTTCAGCGTATGTTCATATTCTGGCCATCTCCTCGGACGTTGATTTGGCTGCTGGCGAAGAAGTTTGTGGCTATGATGGGCGGGTTTCATATCTTATACCGCTCAACGCCATTAACGACCCTCGGCTCACAAGCGGCGAAAGCACAGGCGCATGGCTTAGTCGCGGAGCAATTACAGACGGATCACCAGCCACGGGAGTGGCCGTTCATTCGGGTTTTATGAATCAAGGCTACACCGCATATCGGCCAAAGAACGGAGCGAACGCGTTTCGGTGGGTTGGCGATTGTATGATGCTTGCTCACACGACCTATAGTCACAAAAGCACAGCAACAGACTACGATGACGATGACAGTTATGCCGGAATCGTTGCAACGTATTGTATGCAATACAGCCGGCGACCAATTCGCTCGCGTCTTTATGGGTCGTCGGATGACATCACAAACTGTTTCTGGATACCTTACGAAGCGGTTGATGGAACAGTGTTTGGCGCAGAAGAAGATTGCAATCAATGGCGCGTAGAATGGGGCGGGCCAACCGCAGCCGCCGTCGGTGCTACATCGGCTACAAATTGGACACCAGCCTCATCGTATTGGACCCGACGACTATCGGGAGTGGGTGGAGCAAACTCGTGGCAAGCCGACAGATATGAAATTCAAACAGGCCCAGGGCTGTCGAATTATTATTATTTAGACCGAAGCTATGCGGCTACCCCAGCACCGCCGGCTGGATACGGTCTTGGCGATAGGTCACTAATTGCGTGGACCATGAAAATCGACAGCACGTCGGCGGCAACTTTGCCGGGCGGCCCTAATCAGGGCCGAAGCAAGATTGGCGTGTTTGTCGGCGATGTTTATACCTTCGGGGCCGGGGGAACGTTTCAAATTTCTGTTGCGTTAACCACAACAGAAGCGGCGGTGTATGACGTAGCGGCAGGCTCAACGCTTTATCATGCGACGGGCAAAGACTTTACTCAGTGGACAGAGTTCCGTCTTGGCATTGGATACCAAGATTATGTCGGAATCTCCACAGCGGGCGACAAAGTGTTTGCCAATTTTGGCTACTGCACAGTCGGAGGGGATACAGCATGGACAAATAGTGGCCTGCTAACAGTAGACTCCACCTCGCTTGCGCCAGTTACAGATCAATGGCTCCAGATTGGCATGGGCACTGGCGGGGCAAACACTGTTGGAACTGGCTCGGGCAGCCCGGACAATAAGATCTATTTGAAAAATATCATAGTGGCGCGTGGCGAGTCGTTGGCAAATCTTTACTATGAAAATCCATGGACGCTTCGTGGCGTGCCAGCATCAACTAATCAGCGCCACGTGGCGCAGGGTATTTACTCATCATGGGGCGGAGGCGCTGGCTATAAAGGCGATGAGTTCGAAATGGATGTTCAGTACCAATATGGCGCCAACCAGCTTAATTCGCACAGCCCTCAATCGGTATGGCGCAGCAATGATGGGGCAGCGCAAGACCTGACGTTCGACGCCACAACGAACAACGATAATAATCAATTCAAACATTCTGGCGTTGCGCTAATTGGCTCAAACATGCGGAAGGTTCGCGTTGAATACGACGTGAACACTACATTCCCGTCACCGTCTGGAATAACTCTCGATGCGACTCTATATACAGCCCTGGTCCAAAGCGGTGCCATTTCCTCTGATGGCATTAGCGTTCAGACGGGCGAAAATTCATGGAAAGACCATGAGCTTGCTGGCAAATATGTAGAATGGGACGTTGGCACAGGCGCTACAAATCAGCTTTTCAAAATTAGCGACAACCACGATCGAAACATCTATATGGCGGGAATGACCCAATTGATGGCATCGTTTGGCATATCGACCGGTGATACCATTCATATCTATGGCGACCGCATGATGGGAATTTTTCCAACCGAAACTCAGGCCGCTATGCGACTTCGCGTTGCCGCCGGCAAGCCTCAAGATGATTATTGGCAGATAGGACGGCTTGTTGCTGGACATACGTTGCCACTGACAGTGCCGATGGTTTGGGATCATACAGACACAGAAGCCGGCAATTACGATCTAACAACGAACCTGAGCGGTACCCGTCAATCGTATCAGCGCGGGCTGGCACGGCGCACCATCCAAGGCAACGTTGAGGGCGATGCCGACAGTTATCGTCGTTCATTTCGTGCCACAATGCGCGAGATAACCGAATACGGCAATAGACCCATAGTTTTATGCCAAGATGATGGCGCCATGTCGGCGCAGATGATTTATTGTCGCTTCGTTGACGATACAGCGCTTGATAATGCTGGATGGAAATATGATTCGGACCTTGGCCGCTGGATACGAGTAGGAGACATGGCGGTTACCTTCGAAGAAGAAATATAAAATGCCGGATATCTACAAGTCACATCCCGCTTTCACGTTCTGGCAGTCAGGCAATATGGGCCTGCTCGGGATTTACGATTCGGCGTGGGCAACACATCGCAAACAAGACGAATTGCTTGAACAGATGGCTGTGTGCGCAGAGTTGGTTTTCGGAAATGACCAGGTAGTTCAAATAGCGTCAAAGGATGTTCGAGTTACCGATACTGCCGGAAAAAAATATCACTTCAAGCCGCTGTTGGCGGAGCAGCCCGACGTGAAGCTGACCTATACTCTTGGATCGGGAAATAGCGAAGCTAAGACGCTGCAAATACAACTGCCTTCGGAACTTGTGAACCCGACCGAACTTATGAAGCAAAATCGATTGCTTGCGGGAATAGGCGAAATCAGTTTGATGTATGATGGCGGCAATTACGATGAGCGAATAATAATTATCCGCGGCGAAATGGATAGCGGAATAACATTTGCCCCGGATGGAGGATTGGTAGAGCTTAGTATTACCGACCCAAAGGATTCGTCAGACGTAACATTTCCTCCATTCATTGTAAGTGAAGACACGTTTCCCGACGCGCCTGACGAGTCTATTGGTGAGCGCATGCAACTCATTTGTTCAGAGTTTGCATATGTTCCCGGCATATTTGTAACTGGCGTAGCATCGGGCGGGCTTCAGCCGAAGGTTATGGTGTGCGAGGGGCATAACTACGATATTGACAACGTCTATGTGAACGGAACAAATTATGGCAAGACCCACGCAATCTATGCGTGGTCAGAGGTGCAATTGGTTGATGAAGACTTGAATCCCTATACGGCAATTAGCTTTACATCAGGGTCGTCGTGGTTTGACTTCACGGAAGGCGTGTATGCTGATTTGTCGGGAGGTCCAAAAAATCTAACAAACCCCATTGCGCAGATACGAAAAATAGCCGGCGAATATTCTGTTCTCACATCCCAAGGCATCAATCAAAGGATGTTTGCGCGGGCTGAAAGCAAGCTACAAAATCTCAAATCGCGGCTTTGCGTTAACGCTGGCGGCAGCAATGCGGCATCGACTATATCATTCATAGAGGGCGAATTTTGTGGCTCGTTTCCTATGATTTCAATGGCTTGGGAGAATGGATCATATGGTCCAGTCGTAACTGACAGAAATCAAACTGAAACGATAGCGGCATATTTTATCGTTGGTCAATCGCCAATAATGTCGAGAGCATCAGTCGTACAGGAAACGCCAAAGACTCAGATAGTAAACGAGTTCACGCTTCGTTTTAACTACAACGCATTGGACGACATTTATGAAGATGTTGCGTATCGAACAGCAAATAATTCTATAATCTGCCGCGCCAGTCAAGACATGGTTGGGTATCGACCATCTGATGTTATGGATTCAGTGTGGATTTACGAAACGGCCACTGCTGAATACGTCCTTGACTGGCTGGTTGGCCACTCGGCAACGCCCTCTTATTATGTTGAATATGATGGAGTGCCGGCTCTGTTTTTTCGGGTGTCTCGTGGAGACAATGTTCGCATCACAGATTCAGATTTTGGATGGGACAATCAGCTTGCTACGGTTGAGACGTTAATCTTTAAGCCGGGTTCGTGTACCATAGGGCTGCGAGTCTGGTCTATTTTTGCAACACTTGGAGGCGGGGCGCAGAGCTTTGATAGGTCAGACACCATAACGGCGGGCGGTAATTGAATCGTATCGGTAGCGTGGGAGAAGGATATGGAACAACCGCTGGAACTTATTGCGACCTATGCGGCGCTTGGGCTGTCGGTGACTTTGGCTATAGAAAGAATGATGAGCGCGGCGCGCAATCGTACTGAAAAGACGATGGGCTCCATTGAAAGACAAGTTCAGAAAATTACAGAATTCAAAAGTCATATCGAAGGCGCCGCAATTACAGAGCGGCTAACGAAAGTAGAAGCAGCGCAGCGCGCCGACGAAAACTCGTTAGTTCGCGTAGAAGGGCGGCTATCGACAATCAATACGTTGCTTGGTACATTAGTAGAAGAAATCAGAGAATGAGGTGGTTTATGATTAGTCCTAACAAAAAGGCTCACATTCTCCGGGTTCTACAAGAAGCGCAATTGTTGGGAAGCGAGGCCGTGATTGAACTGTCACGAGTGCGGGAAAAATTACACAAAGCAAACGAAGAACAGCAAAGATGTTCCGAGGCCCGCTTAATGAAACGGCGAACATTATTGGCTCAGAACGACGCGTCGTTTGTTTCCGACTTCATTGGCGGTGGCGGTTGAGCGAGTACAGTCTACCGCCAGTTCTTCAGCGCATAAATGCCCTCGGGCTTTTAGTGTTTCAGAACGGCGCATACAATTTAAATTT